GCCCTGCATGTGATTACCCATTCACATGAGTAACCTCCCCCCGACGTCACCCTATTAGGGGCGACGGTCTGGCTAACCTAGCCAGACCCAGGACCACTTCGCATGGGCCGAATGGTCGACGGCGTAGCAACCTGCATCCAAACGAGCATTCACTATTGCTAGTTTATTCTCGTAAAGATGTTTGGCCTCAGCCTTTTCTCGGCTAAGCTCCTTCCTAAGGAGCTCGAACCAGTTTGGTTCGCGCTTTCGTAATACGTTATAGCGAAGCACGAGAACACGATGTTCGAAGCGTTGGAATTTTTCGGACCAACGCCTCTTAAACATAACATCGTTACTAGCGCTAGGAGAAACCCGAATAGACATGGGTATGTCTAACTCGGTCCTAGGGAACGAATATCCCACCAGATCCTCGATTAGTCTAATAATCGGGTGAGAATCTTCATAGCCGAACTTGTCAATAAATTCGTTGATCAAGTCCGCGCTAGCGTTTAGGTCACTACTGAATGAACTGGGCAGGTCCCTGACCCTTACTGGCGTGACATCACAACCATTGTGATAATCTCCACCACAGGATTCTCGGAACGGTCCAGCGACATAAGACTTCGAGCGATTGACAATAAGTCCAACCGCTTCCAGCCCTTCTATAACCAGTGCCGCATGGCCTGTGTTACAGATGATGTCATCACCATACACGTACACGTTCGGAAGGTACTTTCCCTCCATACTTTCGTTGCGATTTAAGCGACGAAGGGCTCCTGGAGTAAGGGTTATGAAACCCTCACCATCCTCGAGCTGTTTGAGGTACTTGATTCTCCGAACAATACGTAATGTAGCCACCGCGCATGCCCAAAAGACAAGCGCTTCGACGGGAAAGCAACAAGAACTACCCATAGGGGCAAACTTGTTTAGCTCAACCACTCTATCATCAGGCAAAATCGTATTCTCGCTGCGACACGCATCGAGACACGTGAACCAGTCTTCGGGGAAAACCCGCTTAACTAATTCACGCGAGACTCTGTCTGAGGCATCTTTTAGGTCTAACGTAGCCTGTCGCCCGGTTTTACTGGCGATAAAGGCTAGTTCCCTATTTATGCCCTGGTCGGAAAAATTAACACGACCCCTGGTGAGTGGATGGTTCTCAATTATCTCATAGAGCGACCTCATGAGGCCCTGCTGTATATACATCAATTCAGCGGGCTCACATGAGATAACTCTTGGACCTCTTGAGTCCTTCGGCACAAGACATACACGTGCCTCAGGTTGGCGTAACTCGGAGTTCTCCAGCACTTCTAAGTCGTCGGCTAAATGAGTCGGCGAGAAATAGAAGTACGTGGAATAATCGAAGACAGCGTCAAGCTTCGCATAATAACGAAGTTTGTGCCACTTGTCATGATTGGGAGTATGGCACGCGGTTGCACCGCTACCATGGCAAGGCCTAATCTCCATAGGATCCTTATTCCTAAGGATCTTTGAAATCAGGCCCCGCATCTCACTGACTATGGCTCCAGTTGTGATACTCCACCCGGATTTACCGGAAAGCTCGGCGAAAGCCGGGCTTGTGAGTGGAACAACAGAGTCAAAATCAGTATCAGCAAGATCACGATCAGTTCTGACGAACTGATCGAGAAACTCACTGATCCTCTCCTCGTCATACTTAACCTCCAGCTTATAGAAAACATACGTCAGCTGACGTATGCAATCCACGGCTACAGAGTTGCCATCTATGGCTAGCCGGATAGCTTTTCCCAAAAAGATGGGGATACCGTCCTCGTCCGTTTTAAAGGATTCAGGCGATACCCACTCGTTGGTAGAATGAAAAGTATCCAGTGCTTTGCCTAAAGAAGGCAGAGCAATAGTCAGAAAAGACAACCCCTCGTTGTCGACGCGACGTTTAACGGTCAAAATATCTTCCGTTTCGACGAAGCGCCTATAGCGACGGTTGCTCGCTAGGTTCTCCCATAAAGAGAGAAGGCTTTTCAGGTCACCATTTAACATGACGATCCTCCGAAGAGCATCCCTAGATCAGGCAACTTCCCCTCAGCATAGCTGAAGAAAAGTTCATTCAGCTACACCCGCTATTAAAAAGGCCTTGAACAATATCCGTCAGCCCACTCGAGGCGTAAGCAGATCAATTACCTTTTGCGATAGAAACCGCAATAGGACTCGCACTATAGGGAGCTTATTTTTCTTGGCTCCTTTCGGTGTCCGCGTTTTGATCGGCCGTGCGTACAGGTGGATACTAGACTTCATTGTTCAAGATGGCAGTAACGTTAGCAAGCGCTCCACCCTCGATAAGGAAGTCGATTAATCGACATACCTCTTCAAGGATGATTGCGTTCGTCAACGCGGTGTTCAGAGGCCTCACGATATTCAGTTTAACTGATACCGTGCCTGGCACGCCAAAGGCGTCGACCTCAGTTCGGTCGAGCTTTACCAAATGGCGCTGTTCTCCGGCCTTTCCAGTCTCGTGAGAGACAGTCAGGAGCTTCTCGTTCGGTGGCGTAAGCCCCGCAACAGAAAAGACTGACTTGTTTGCATCGGCGTAACGTTGCACATACGAAACCGTATTAGTGTCAACGTCCGTCGGTGTATCCTTGGAAAGGGCTTGTGTAGCTGTCAATGCCATACTACGAATCCTCTCCCCCGGTTGAACCGAGGGGTGTTAGTGCTACTCATGTAGCGGTTGTTCAGGCTCTGTTACCAGAACCGCGTATCCTTGGTCACGAACGTGCAAGGACTGTGGCAAGCGATGCTCCTAAGATCGCTTGGTTTGCCGTCGGGAGCTTCCAACCAGCAGCAATAAAAGTCTGCTCGTCGGGGCGAATGGGCACTCTCGTATAAAAAGTACGAGCGGTGGCCCAATACGGCACGGTGAAATTCGGCGGCTGTGTATTACTAGCCGGAAGATTTACCATCTTCAAATCCGATGTCACCTTCACGTCTTCCTTGTATTGGACATAGGAGTCCACATGGAGAAACGGCAATTCCAGAGTGTCATACTTATGACGTTCTATCCACGAACCAATGTCAAAGAACCAATCCAAGACAAAGGTGAATGGTAAGGCGTCCCATATGATTCTGGGATTCAGCTCGAAACCCAGGGCGTCTAAATATGCCCTGAGCATCATCTTGTATCCCCGCGTAACCTGGAAGGGTTGCGGGCGATAACAAAGACCAGCTGTCTTAGAGCGTTGTATGAACCCGCTCCAAGCGCACGTATGCTGACCGCCATACGTGAGCGTACCGTTCTTTGCGGTTAACTCTTTGAAGAAAGTCTTACGAGATTTCATTACCTCGTTTGCAGCTTTCTCAAAGTCCTCGATTTTCTGCTGTAGGCCCTGAAGCAGTCCCACCATCTCTCGGATATCCGAGAAAAGCGGTTTCCATCCGAATGAATAATTCAGATGGGCTCCAGCAACGTTCTTAGCAGCACCGAGATTCTTCTTCCACACCTTGAACAGCTTCTGTACATCATCCAATTCCAAAAAGAAATTTGGCAGGCTGATGACAGTAAGGTCCGGCTTCAACTCATGATAATACAAGTTGATGTCCGCAAGCGGATTACCGTAGTATATGGGATTAGCAGTGTTTACATTCAACTGCGTAGGCCCATATGCGGCTCCGACTGCAAGGGTGTGAGCAAGTTTACCATGGTCATGCTGCCTGTAGTAATCACAATAGTGACCTACATGGCCAGCACCAGTGAAAGTAAGCCTAACCGGGTTGGTTGGCTCTCCACTGTACATGGTAGATTCACGCAAATGATGACACCAGTTCGAGAGGAATCGTTGAGATCTCCTCTTGGTGGTGTACCGGATTGTCTCAGCCTTTTCATATACGCCCAGCGTTGTGCCGGGACTGTATATTGACTCAAACACTCCCGCAGCGGTGACATGGTCACTCTGCGGAACGGGTTTAGTCAAAGGCGTTGAGGATCTGGTCTTGACGCGTACCGCGCCGAGAATCACTGGCATGCTTGTACCTCCTTAGAAGAATTTAACCATCAAAAGACATTGGCCTCTCGGCCTGAAAGGTTTCCCCCCTACGGTGTAGGGG